TATCAGTACCAAATTTCTTAGCAATAGCGTCAACTTGTTTTACATATCTTGTAGCATATTCTTTTTCAGCTTTTGCTTTATCCCATTCAGTACCAATAAGTTTACCTAAAAAACCTTCTTCAATATCTTCTTCACTTAATTCGTTTTCAGCAATGATACGTTTAATTTCTTTAATAGCTTCTTTTTTCTTAGCTACTTTTCCTTCGTTTAATACTTCACCGATACATTCGTTGATTAGTGATTGTAATTCTGATTTTTTCATTTTTTAGTTTAGTTTTAAATTTTATATAATGAATGGTCCTCGTAATATATCCATTCTTTTATGAGGAAATTATTCTATTTTCTATACATAAATATAGCAAAATAAATAAAGATCACAAGTTTTCCCTCAGAGATTCGAACTCCAATTTAGACAGCCAAAATGTCTCGTCCTGCCAGTTAGACGAAAGGAAAATAACTTAGACGTGCTTCCAATTACACCATTCTTGGGATTCGAACCCAAATCTCCAGTCCTACTGGCGCATTACCTGTTATGCTATCCCCAGGTCTCGAACCTGGACTTTCTATTGTAGCGCTGGGTTGGATTCGAACCAACGATTTCAAGCTTATGAGGCTTGCGAGATGACCACTTCTCTACCCCGCTATTTGTGGAGCTGGAGGGATTCGAACCCTCGTCCAAATAATAAATACTAAGAAA